ATTTGGTGAAGCTATTGAATTTGCTAAAAAAGGTTTAGCTATTGCAAGAATTGGATGGAATGGTAAAAATATGTGTATATATCTTAAAAAAGGTAATGATAGTACAAGTTTTGTAAATAAAGATGGTACTGTAGAATATCCTAGTGGAATTAGAGGAGATTTATTTGAAGTAGGAGATACAGGTACTATCAGAAGATTACCATGTTTATGTATGAAAACTGCTGATGGTTCTATATTAGAAGGTTGGTTAGCTAGTCAAAGTGATATATTAGCAGAAGATTGGGTAACAATATTACCTGAAATTAAAGAATAATAAAGTAATTATGTTTACAAATACTAGAGAATTTTCAAGAGAAGCTATATACTATGATAAACATGGTAGATATGATGATGGGGAATATGGTAGTAAACATTGGCAAGAATATTGGGATTTACAAGAATTTAGATGTTTAAATGGATATACTGTTGGTGATGTAACTATTACAGGAAGGCATTATTTCTATTTAAACTTCTGTCCTATTGAAAGAGTAATTGAAAAAACAATTAATGGTAAAGTAGTTTCTGAAAGAAAATTTGGATTTCCTAGATTTTGGGATGAAGATTATAATTTTTATCATATAAAAGATATAGCTAGGTATGGTTGTGATTTATCTTATTATAAGAAACTAGGATTAGATATTAATATTAAGGAAGAACACTTAAAAGGAAATAAACATATAATACTCCTTAAACCAAGAGGAGTTGGAGCTAGTTATAAAGGAGGTGCAGAAGGAGCATATAATTACTTTTTATTGAAAAAAAGTAAAACTTTTTATTTAGCATCAAGTAAACAATATTTAACTAGTGATGGTATTTTAAATAAATTCTTAGATGTTAGGAATTTTATTAATGGATATAAATTTAATCAACAATTAGGTATTGGAGGTCATGGTTTTTATCAAAGTAAATTAAAACATGATATAGAAGCCATGCACTTTAAAAATGGTATATTAGGTTCTGATGGAGTTACTGAAATAGGTGGTTATCAATCAGAAGTATTTGGAGTTAATTTGAATAATAATCCTGATAATGCTAGGGGTAAAAGGGGAATACAAGTACATTTTGAAGAGTTTGGTAATTTTAAAAATGCAGATACTGCTTGGTTAGTAGCTAGACCTTCTGTAGAAGAAGGTGACAAAATGTTTGGACAGTTGATAGGCTGGGGTACAGGTGGCACTTCAGGTGAAGGTTTTGCAGCTATGGAGAAAATGTTTTATGACCCTGATACTTATAATTGTATTGGAATTGAAAATATATGGGATGAAGGTGCAGGTGATAGTTTTTGTAGCTATTTCATACCTGCATATAAAGATATTGGTTTTACAGATAATGAAGGTAATAGTTTAAAAGATAAAGCTAAAGCATATTATGAAACTCAAAGAAATATTGCAGCTAAATCTCCTGATGGTAGTCAATTATTAAAAACTAAAGCAGAAAAACCATTTTGTCCTAGAGAAGCTGTATTAATAACTGATGGTAATCCATTTTTAAGTGCAGAGTTATTAGAGCATATTAATGAATTAAAAGCTAAAAGACTTAGAAATGGTGGAGTTTTAGGTATTCCTGTAAATTTACAGTATGCAAATGAAGGTGCTGTTAAACATATAATGAATACAGAGTTAAAACCTATTCCTAGTTTTCCAATAACTAAAGATGATACTAGTAGAATGAATTTAGATGGTTGTGTTATGATATATGATTTACCTTATGTAGATTTAAAAACTAATAAAACACCACCTAATCTATATATTATATGTCATGACCCATATAGTCATGATAATTCTTTAGATAAATCTAATATGTCATTAGGAGCTACTTATGTAATAGAGAGAATTAATAATTTAACTAAAAGTAAAGGAGATATTATTGTAGCAAGTTATGTAGGTAGACCTAAATCAGCAGAAGAATATAATGAAAACTTGTTTAAATTAGCACAATTTTATAATGCTAAAATTGGAGCAGAAAATAATACAGGAGATGTTTATGGATATGCTAAAAGAAATAAATTATTACAATATGTAGAACCACAATTTAGTGTAGGTTATGATGCTAAAATAGCAACTAAAGCAGGTATGATTAGAAGTCATGGTATGCACATAACAGGAGAAAGAAAAAAAACAGGATTATTATATTTAAGAGATTGGCTTTATAATATTAGAGCTACTGATGAATTAACAGGTAAAGTTATTTATACTTTACATACTATTACAGATATAGCATTATTAGAAGAATTTGCTAAATATAATGATGTAGGTAATTTTGATAGAATATCAGCTTTATTAGTAGGAATGTATCAAGATAAAGAATATATTTATCAAAATAAAAAACCTGAAAATAATTCTTCTACTATTGCAGATTTTTATCTAACTTTGCAATCTAGCTTTGGTAGTGTATTCAAATAATGAGTTAACTCCAATAGAAATATAACTAAAATATAAATGAAACCAGAACAAAGAAAACTTACTTCTGAAAAACTTACTGATAAAGAATGGCAAAAAACAACTGCTAATTTTTATAGAAGTATAGCAATACCATTTTTAGATGTAGCAGAAGGTAATTTATTATATAAAGCTGCTGTAGGTAATATATTAGAAAGTGATTATTATCATACTATTTCAGGATTAACAGATAATCAAGAGTTATTTAAAAGTTACCCTTCAAAAATAAGGAATTTCCCAATTATACCTAGAGCATTAATGGCTTTAATGGGAGAAAAATCAGAAAGACCTATTATTGCTATAGTAGCAGCATTAAATTCAAATCTACCTAATAAACAAAGAGAATATGAATATAATGAAATAATTAAAAGTGTACAACAACAATATTTATTAGAATTACAGAAACAAGGAGTAGATATAGAAACTATGACAGATAGTCAAGGTAATCCTATACCTCCCAAACCTATAGAGCAAATTAAATTAGAAAGTAGTAATCTAACTGATGAAATGGCTGATATGGGTCAAGATTTTTTAGATATGGCTAATTCTATGTGGGATATACCTGCTAAATTTAGAGATGGTTTTCTACATTTTTTAATTACAGGTAAAATTGTCACTTATAAAGATGTTAGAAATGATGAATTACAGTATGATATTTGTCCTGCTGTACAAATTTATGTAGTAGCATCAAGAAATATAACTTATTTAGAAGATGCTGAATGTGTTAGAAGAATATATAGTATTCCTTTAAGTGAGTTAGGAGATATGTTTTCTGAAAATAAGGAATATGAAGATGAAATTAGAGAAGAATTAGAAAGTTTTGTAAATGTTGGTACTACTAGAGGTAATTATCATCCAAGTCAAATAGGATATTGGACAAATAACGATTTATCTAATACTGCTAATAGTACATATAGTAGTAATAATAGTGCTTTAACAAATGAAGTTATTATAGAACATTTAACATTTAAATCAGAAACTAAAATTGGAAGATTAACTACTCCTACAGGAGAAGTTATTGAAGTTGATGATAGCTATGAACCTACAGAATTTGATGATATTGAATGGAAATGGGTAGATGAAAGATGGGAAGGTTATGTTATTGCTGATAGATTTTATTTAGGTTTTCAACCATTACCTTTACAAAGAGGAAAATTCACAAATCCATTTGCAGGTAAATTACCTTATAATGGTAGAATATATGGTAATATTTATGCACCTTTTCAAAGTGTAGTTAAACAATTATTACCTTATCAGATATTAAGAAACATTATTAAATTTCATATAGAAAAATTAATTAATAAAAATAAAGATAAAATTACTGTATTACCAATAGGTATATTACCTAATGATAAAGAAAAAGGTATTACTCCATTTACAGCTATGTATAATGCAGATAGTACTGGATTTTTATTAGTTGATGAATCAAATCCTAATTTTGCACAAGCTCTTCAATCATTAAAAGTACTTGATGCTTCTTTAAATGATATTATTTTAAGATTACATGAATATGATAGAGCTATTGTAGCAGAAGCTGATGAATTAATAGGTTTAACTCCTCAAAGAATGGGTCAAGGTATTACTAGTAGTTCAGGTTTAGGTACTACTCAAGAAGCTATATATAGAGGTTCAGTTTTAACAGAAGAGTTATTTAAAGAGTATGATGAATTTCAAACTAGAGAATATCAAGGTATGTTAGATTTATCGCCTTTTATATTTACAGAAGGAAAAGCAGTTAGTTATTTAACTAGTGATTTTCAAAGAAAATATAGAGAATTTTATGGATTTGATATGCAGCAAATACAATTTGCTGTAAAAGTAAAAGATAGTAAGCAAGAAATGAAAAAACTTGAAACTATGAGACAAACAGCATTTAGTATGGCACAAAATGGTCAGATGCCAAGTATGGTAGGTAAAATCATAGATTCTAATAACTTTAGTAGAATATTAAAAGATATTAAAGAAATGGAAGATGAATTAGAACAAAAACAACAAGCAAGTGCTAAAGCTGAACAAGATATGAAAGCAGAAGAAATGAATTTAGAAGCTAATATACATCAAGATGAAATGGACTTTAAATATTATGAAGTAGATACTAAAAATTTAACTGAAAGATTAAAAACTATAAATGAACAAGAAACTACTATAGTTAATAGTACTCCTGATGGTCAAGATAATATAGAGGTATTAGGCAAGTTATCTTTAGAAAAACAAAAAATACAAGCTGAACTTTACAAACACAATACAGAATTACAAGAAAGAATTGCCGATAGAAAATCTAAAGAAAAGATTGAAAAAGAAAAAAATGAAACAGCTTTAAAAGTTGCAAAGTCTAATAAGAATAGGTACGATAAAAAGTAGTATTTATTAACAATGTTAAATATTTCATTGTATAAATAAAAAATATGTATAATTTTGACACTAATAACAACAATAAATAACAACAATGGCTGATGAACAAACAACAACTCCTTTAGTAGGAGTAGAAGAAGAAAAACATGAAACAGGTAATTTAGTAGAATTAGGTATTCCTGAAAATATAGCTAAATTATTTGTAGATGAAAAACCTGCTGATACTAATACAGAAACAGTAGTATTAGAAGATAAACCAAAACTTGATGAAGTAACAGTAGATAATACTGATGAAAATAAAGGTATCATTGATAAAGAGGAAGAAGAAGAAACTGTAAGTATTTTTAGTACTTTTAATGAAGAATATAAAACAGATTTTGTACCTGATGAAAATAAAGATATTGTTACACAATTAAAAGATTATGTTAATCATTTAGTTGATAATACTAAGAAATCAGAACAAGAAGCTACTTTAAATGAATTAAAATCTAATCCTTTAGTAAAACATATATTAGAAGGTTATTCAGAAGAAGTAGTTAATCACGAACAAAACTATCAAACAATAACTGCTATAGATTTAAATGAAGCTACAGTTGAAGTAAAATCTAGTTTATATAAACAATCTTTAGTATCTAAAGGTATAGATGAAGAAGAAGCTGATGATATGGTAGCTACTGCTATTGCAAATGATACTTTAGATGCTAAAGCTGAAAAAGCTAAAACAGGATTAGAGAATTATTTTAAATCTCAAGTAGATGCTCAAAAGCAAATAGAGGATGATTTTAAAGTAAAAGAAACTGAAAACTATAATAAAATAGTTAATGAAGTTACAGAAACAATAAAAAAAGGATTTAATGGTATAGTATTACCAACTAAAGATGTAAATGATTTAATTGAATATACTACTAAAGTAAATCCAAAAACAGGTTTAAGTAAAGCAGATGAAAATTTCTATGCTTTACCAAATGAAGATAAATTAACTATTGATTATATAATCAAAAACAATTTATTAAAAACTGTAGCTACAGCTTTAAAAAGTCCTGAAAAAGTGAATAAACTTAAAGAAGCTATAAATTTGAATAATAAAAGACCTGTAGTTCCAAATTCTAGTGGTACAGCAAAAGAAGTACCAATGGATTTAAAAGAATTAAAAGCTAAACTAGGTATAGGTAAATAATAAGAATAATAATAAAAAATAAATATATAAATAAAAATGGCAACTATAAACCCAAATATGGTCTTACAGCAAGATACATATTCAGATGAAGGATATGTTGGTGTAGCAGAACTATCAAGAGC